GCGCAGTTTACATAGAATGGTGCAGTAACTGTACCTGATCCAGACGCTAACTCACCTACACCTGGACGGAAGTCTACTTGGTCTCTTAACCAGTTAATAGATCCATCAAGTTTATAGGTTGGAATATCTTTATATGATATACCTGTATATGATTGAGCAGCAAAGTAATCTCCTGATGATTCATGAATGAAGTAATCAAAGACTACTAATAGTTTACGAATAGGTGGAGTATACTGTGGAAGTCTAGCAATCTTACAGACATCATAGTAGTGTGCTTTCTGACCTGGATCTAACTCATACTGTGTAGTAACAACTTTACTACCTCTGAATACTGATCCCTCAGCGTCATCAACGAATGCTGATAAAGGAATTCCATCATCATCTACACCCTCTACAGACTCACCAGCAGCAAATGGAATTTCATTTAACTGGACATAGTATAGTCTTAGAGTAGCGTTAATAAATTGAATAACTCTACCACGAGCACCAGATGTCTTACCTATGATAACTGTTCCATTATCAAAGAAGGTTGACTCTGTTAATACAATATATGGAGGTGATGCATCTCCATCATCCTCTGACTCGTATACAGCATGTACCTTATATACGTCATTCAACGCAAATGATATCTCTTCATCTTCAATACGTGTGCCATATAGGTTACCATATGCTAAACCATATTTCTGTTGGTCATTGTTAATACGAGTGCGGATAACTTTCAACGCTCTCATCTTAGCAGCAGTCTTAATCTTCTTACTGACGATATTCTTAGATACCAGTGCAGTTAGTTTGATAGTAGATACGTTAGCAAGACCATCAATAGTGATTGACTGTCTGTCAGCACCAAAGGTAACTGTCAAAGTACCAAGGGTAGCAAGACCATCTATATCTAAGTTATCTCCTACAGACCATGCAGATCCAGATTCTGAGATAATAGTTAGGATATAGTTCTCATCATCAAGTGTTGCAAACTGCTCTGATTCAGGTAGTGAAACAGTAACACCACCAGATACAACAGTCTTATTAGTGAATGTCCTGAATACAAAGAATGATTCGTCAGAGATTGACTTCATAGATGTCCTAGGACAGTCAATAGATAACTCACCATTCTGGTAGTCCTTCTGGAATACGAATGGACGCATCCTTGCTAGAGCACCTACCTCACCATCATTAACAGTACCTTTTTTAGCACCTGCTTCTAATCCAGCATACTGGTTGAGGTAGTCAAAGATGTATGCTGACTGACCTGTAGCAGCGTTTGTATAAGTTGTGTTGATTGCAGTAACATCAACTGTCTGAATTCTAAGAGTATTCTCACCCTCTTCAGATGTGTTAGTAGATGTAACTACATCGCCTGGACGTAAGTCTTGTGCAAACTTTGTCCTAAATCCTTCTAGTCTACTATTACCTGCTTGGTCAATAGTGATAGTTGTACCTTCAATAATCCTAACATCATTCAACATTAAGTTAGCACCGAAGATAACAGCGTTACCTGCGTTTCTACCAACTACATGTCTACCATCAGTTAAGTTAAATGTATGTGCTGCTTCCAGTGTTCCAACAACTCGGCCATCACGCTCCATTACCTCGCCATTTTGGAAGACACCTGATACTTGCTCCAGTCTACAGTTAGTACCTGAACCTGCTTCAGCAACAAAACCTGTTGCTTGAGATGACCTACCTCGGATCAAATCACCCACCTGTACGGTCTGATTACCTGCTGCAAAGTTGATTGCAGTAAACATTTGGGCATCAAATATCCATAAATCCCAGACACCATTTAGGTTAGTCTCTTGGATCTGAACCGTACGCATCCTACCAATCATCGTACCTTGGGTAGTGTTGGTAGTATTCAGTGTCCAGTCATCATATATCTCTAGGGTTTGATATGCAGATGTAACACCTTCACCAGTTAGGTCGGGCCATCCATACACATCGTAAACTTTTACATACTGTCCTAATCTGAATGCTAGGATAGCGTTTTGTACTGAATCGAAATCTCTTGGTTTAGGAGCATCAACATATTGTGGTACAAGAAACTCAGTCCTGTATCCTTTAACATATGCACGTCCTGGAGATACCTCAAATGCAACTAGATCATCAGATGCTAGTGCACCATCAGCAGTTGTATCACCTGCACGGTATACACCGTTGTTAAAACCATCATCTAAACACTCTCTTGCCTTAACAGTAAAGGTATCAATTACATAGTCTCCAGACTCTTCGTATGTTCGACGAGCCATAGATCTTTCAAGCTCTGAATATGCAGTGCTAGTAACGAATTGCTCAACCTTTGACTGGTTGATACGCAATAATTCAATGAAGTTCTTATCTGTCTCATCTGTGATTGGCTTCTTAGTGAGAGTAGTCTTAATTCTAAATCTGTGACCACCTGGAGCACTGTAGTTAGATGTGCCAGCCGCATTATCATTAAGCGATGGATCATCTTCTGGCGTAACGATTGACTCACTAACTTCAAGTCCAACTCTGTAAGATGGGTTGTTATCGTATTGATCAAGGATGAGATATGAGCTTGGTACATCAACGAAATGTCCTCTAATAAAGTAAACACCAGCATTGATATATGCAGTAGATGCTACCGCAATTGCATTGACTGGTAAAAGTTGAGCAAATGGTGATCCTACTTCAATCAGTGTAGTCCCGAAGGTGATTTCATTTTCGGCCAATAGTTGCTCGTTGGGCTGAAAAGTCTTAAGGGTAGTGTCACTGGTAGTGTCACCTGACTCAACGTACTTAACGTACAATGTAACATACCCCTTAGTACTTTCTGTAGAAGGGATAGAATATAGTACCTTTGCCTTAATACCTGTAGTAATACCCTCAATAATCTGCCCATTTAACTGGGTACGATACGTCTCAACGTCTACCCCTAGGAATGATTGTTGAAGGACAATTGCTTGCACTTGAAGGTCATAACCCACCTGACCTGGTATGACCATGCTTCCTTCTTTAAAGAAGTGTTGTCCAACAGACTCCAATTGGTTCTGAAGGATCGACTGCATAGTCGTGAGTTCTCTTGCCTGGATAGGATATCCTGGTCTAAATAAGACTCTGTAAAAATTCTTGTCCTTATCAAAGTCATCAAAGTAAGGACTAATGTTTAAATTAGTATTCTGTGGCATGTCTTAGAACTCGATTACGATTTTGATGTCTTCAATTTGGTCTCCAGCACGAGTAATTGCTCCTCTGTTATCTATGTAGATAACATCACCTGAGTTAGGATCAACTTCTGCTTTTGCATAACCATTAGTAAATGCCATACCTAAGTCATACTCAGCATTGTTAATAACCCTCGTAGAGGATCCTGAAACAATAGGGAAGTTAATGTCTGGGTCAGCAGATGCACCTGAAGTAGCACCCACAATTGGGTTACCACCTTCAAAGTCTATTAAGTTACCAGTGAATTCTGGGAATACTCCATCAATTCTATTCTGATAATACTTAAGTACCTTAGTGGTGTTATTCCATGATATAACACGTCCTCTTGCTGTTACCTGTTGACCTCCAACGGTACGAGACTGGGTTATAATCTCGTCAGTCTGGAAGTTACCAGTAAACGTAGGTGCGAAGATAGCCGCTTTTGTTGCACTCAATGTTAAATCTGATGTTAACTCTGTTGTGCCAAACTTATTAGGATTAATTACCAAACCAATACGACGATAGTCGTTGTCAGTTGGGAAGTCACCTGATCCTTCATCGTAGGTGAACTTGGTGTTGATCATCACACGGAAACCACCTAACTCAGTAGCAGGAGATGCTCCATGACCACCAGTAGGAGGTATAACAACTTCAACGCTACCACCAGTACCTGTTCCAGCACCAATACCGTTGACTTCATCGATGATTACTTTACCAAAGGTGTATCCAGATCCACCAGATGTAACAGTAGCAGAGGCAATACGACCACCGTCTACAACAAGTGAAACTCTACCACCAACTCCGTCTCCTTTAATAGGGACGTTTTCATAGGTACCGTTGTTATAACCTGCACCAGATGATCCAATAACAATAGTATCAATCTCTCCACCAATAGCATCAGCAACAACAGCAGTGTCAAACAACACAGGCATGTATTCGTTGGAGAAGAATTTTAAGACCTGACCAACAGGGATCGTAAACATATACTTCCAACGGTAACCATCAGCAGTTGTGATAATTGAAGTGGAGGTGCCAGTAGGCTCAACAGTACTAGGTTTACCATTAGGATCAGAAGGACTGGTGCCGTTGTAAATGCACTTGTAAACTTGGTAAGACGAGTTAACAACGTAGAAATCTGCGTCGTAAAGTTTAGTCGCACCCGATGATGCAGTTTTAGTCGAGGAGTAATCATGACGATACATATCATAAACATAACCCAAGCCACCAGTGGTTTGCTCAGGGGGAATCCAGTCAGTACGTCGAATAACCTGAATGGTGTCATTTGCTAACACTCTCTTCAGGGAGATCATGTCCGAATAGTCATCGGAGAATTCTTGGAATGAATCTACTGGGTCTGGAGGTGCATTTTCGTTATCCCACGGTTGTGGTCTACCAATAAACACGTAAAGGCGATCCCGACTAGTACCCGCTTCCAGGTCAGACTGAGTAGGATTCGGCCCTTCAAGTGCCTTCCTGAACCTTTCGGCAGTAAATATTCTAAATTGGTCGGTAAGTAATGCCATTACTATACAATTGCCTTCTTTTTATTTATGTGTGTTATTCACCCTCGTTTCGGGCAAATTTATTATATTCAACAGATTTGATGTTGGCTAGTGCTCCAGATGAGTTACCTCGGAGTACTTCACCTACATTAAACTTGTAAGTATCACCATTATTAACTAGACTTTCGACTGTTAATGTATATTGTCCATTCTTAGGACCAGGAGTCCTAGTGACAGATTGTGCTTTAACTCCAGTAGTAATACCTTCAACTTCTTCTGCTGGTGCTACACGGTGGAGTGTGGAAGTAGTATATTCAATTATAGCAGTTGCTGTAGCAACGTGAGTGTCACCATCCCCTAGTTGACCAGCAGATTGTACTGTTGCAACTAAAGCATTTTGACTACCATCATATATTTGGTCACCAATTTGTAATAGGGTAGTATTGGTACCACCAAGAGTTTCTTCTATACCATATTTAGACGGTGCGATGCCCCCATCTAAATTAATCTGGTTTTCAAAGTCAGTCCCAGTGTTAACTAAGTCAATAATACCATCACCAAATCGTTGTATACCCTCACTATCAGTATACTCTTCATCATCATCTTCAAATGCCCTGTTAAGGATGAGTCCTAGAGGTACAGTGAAAGTAACGATGTCACTTCCTTCCTTTTCAACTAAGATATGAGGTTCAATACCTGTACCTGATGATCCAGAAGTACCAGCAACGAATGCTATGTTCTTTGCCTTCTCATTAGATCTACCACCATCGATGAATGCTAACTCATCAACCTCAAAGGTTAGATATAGTGCTCTTTGTTCAACATCCCAGTCGTAAACGATAGCAACTCGGTTGTTAGATGATTCAAGTACTCTTCTTACCTTGTCAGTAACACTGAAATTATAAGCAGTGAGTCCTGTATTTGGATCATCCTGTAAATTATCAAGTATTACCTTCTGATCGAAACGGAAGTTAATACCTCTATCACATCCAGTGAAAGCATCGTAAGTAGCACCGTCTATACCCTTCTGTGTCCTACCTGTATATCTAATTAACTCTCTACCAAGTAGAATTTTACCTGAACCTGGGAAAGGAGTGGTAGTTTCAACTGGTATTTCTGTTTGATTTGATGTTAAATCAGTTGTAATACCTGTAAGGTTGTATGTAACTGCGTTTAACGACTGTCTAACTCTTGCTTCTCTAATAAGGTTTGTATCCCTAGTAAAGATAATCTCTGGGGGCGTACTATATCCACCGCCACCTGCTAAGAGATTGATTTCTGTAATTTGACCTAGACTAATATATGCTTCAGCAGTTGCTCCTGATCCACCACCCTTAATTATCTGTATTAAAGGAGGAGATTCAAAGAACTCACCTTGGTTTGTCAGGGTTATTGAACTAACTTCACCAAATGGATTAACAGCAGCAACACCAGTTGCACCCTGTCCACCACCACCTGATATGATGAGGTTAACATCCTCTTCTGTATAGTTTCTACCTTGCTCTTCAATAGCAAGACCAGTTATCAGTCCTGTTACTGGTATCAATTCAGCACCAGATCCACCACCACCTTCAATTTTAGCAGTAGCATTATAATAACCATCACCAGGAGTGGTTATCTGAATAAAGTCAACGCTACCGTCTTCTTTCAGATATACTATACCATCTGCATGATTATCAGAACCATCATCTTCTACTACTAACTTTAAAGGGTTATATCCTTCACCTGGATCTAATACTTCTACAGCAGTAATCTCACCAGCGTCACCTTCTATAACAGGTCTTAGAACAGCATCACGAATTGGAGTACCACAATTGTCAATACGAAGTCTGGGTGGATCATTAGGATCGTATCCACTACCAGAATTAATCACATAGACATCCCTCACCCCTGATATACTATTAAATACAGGGAAGATTTGTGCTCCAGATCCAGGTACGGTTCTTGTCATATTAGACTACGATTATATCTCCAACCATTGCTGGATGAAGTGTGCATTGATATTTGTAATTTGTACCAGAAGCAAGAGCCATTGGTACTGTATAATATTGTACTCCAGTATTAGATCCACTAACACCAACAGTTACAGCAGAACCACCTGCTGACTGTCTCAATTCAAATGGGTGTGCCACACCAGAAGAGTTATTAAATCTATATGTAAACCCTCTATGGACATAGATTGTTGGGTTATTAGCTGAAGTATCCATACCACCACCTGAGAACTGGTAATCACTCATGGTAGGTGCTGTGACTGTGAAACTAACTGTAGGACTTTCTACAGGTTCCCATGCAGTACCGTTGAATACGATATTATCATTTGAAGATGCACTTGATGCAAGGTAAAGATCTGCATTTACCGTTAATGTGTCTGCTGTTGCAGCAGTTGTAACTCCATTACCGCCCGCTACAGTTAATGTAGTAGTTGCACTTCCAGCAGCAGTGGTACCACTATCACCAGCGATTGTCTGGAATATATTCTGTGATACGTTTGGAGAATCATTGGTTACTGTTAGGTTATCTCCTGATATAGCAGTGCTTATACCAGTACCACCAATGACATTGATAGTAGCAGTTGTGCTACTTGCTGTTTTTGATCCTACATCACTTCCAATAACACCATAGGCATTTTGGTTTGCATCACCAAGTGCCCCTGTCATGTCTATTGTGAGGGTGTCTCCGACGATTGTAGTCGAGACATTAGTGCCTCCCGCAACTGTAAGAACATCAGTAGCAGCACTAGCAGTAGTACTGCCAGTGTCAGCAGTGAATCCTTCAAATAAGTTTTGAGTCGTGCCACCGCCTCCTCCAGATCCTTCGAGATCGTTAGCAGGCTCCCATTTAGTATTTGCAGCGGACCATTTAAGAACTTGACCATCGCTCGGACCTCCACCGACTGTCATATCTACGTCATCAAGCATTCCTACACTACATGTAGTGTCTATAATCTTTGTCCATGCTGCATTAGTTGCATAATATGCAGCAGATTCATCAATTACAACACCAAACATACCTTTATGGTCTGTAAATGCTGGTAGGTCACCAGAAGTTGCAAAGTCATTAGACCATTTCAACTTTCCATCAGCACCATCGACGTATGTTAATGCTGATCCAGTGTTAGCAGCCCAGAATTTGATATCACCACTGCCATTAGGTTGTATAATTACGTCACCATTTGAAGATGACACAATTTTAAACCCTGCTACATCTACATCAGAAGTAAATGCATTATAATGACCCTCAGAGAACTGAGCACCATTCCATACTAAGGTTTGTCCAGTTGTAGGAGATCCTACATTGACTTGTAGATTGGTATCGTTACCTAGATTGGCGTAAATCTCATCAATGACTTGATTCAATTTGATAGCACCATCTCTTAGACTGTCGCCTGTGCCGTCATTAGCGGTAGTACCAATACTTAGTGATTGTTTAGCCATTTGAATAGTTGATTACAGGATTATTTAGGTACCATCATAAGATTGTAAGGTAGAATCCATAGTAGATGCTGTACTATCGAATCTATTGTCCGTACTACCGCTACCACCAGTACCAGTAACGGTCAATATTGCTGCTTGTGAATCTAATGGTGAGTTAGAAGCAGGAAGTGGTGCACCAGTTGGACCAGTTATACGACATCTAAAGCGATACCCTGTCATATAGGGTAATGCAGTCAAAGAATAGGTGTCTGTCGTAGCACCTGTGATCACAGCGAATGCGAAACCACCATCTGTAGATCTATACCACTGATATGATACAGGTCCGTCCTCTGGTGTCACCAACTTCTGTATATTGAAGGTAGCAGTTTGACCAGAATTGGTTGTAACATTCTGTGGTTGAAGTGGGAATGATAATATTGGAGCAACTGGAGGGTCTCCACCATCTCCACCATCTCCACCACTGGATACAGGTGATATAGTAAACGTTGTATCAATAGTTTCTCTAGTTGTATTACCAATAATATAAGGAAACTTAGTTATATCATTGTCATCTGGGTCTACTGATAAGAAATATGCGTAGGTTCCAGTGGGATATTCTGGGGTAAAGCAATATCTACCGTTATGTACGTCTAAATCACCAGTACCTTCGACGTATTCATAGTCCTCCATGAGTGCACCAGCAGGAGGATTGTCAGAATCTGTGCCATAATCAGGTCTTCCTGGTGCTTCTTGGTCTCTTATACCATACTGAGACCTCATTGTCCTAGTACCACTCAGATTATCAAATGGTGAGTTGTATGCAAAAGGTCCGTAAATAGGAAATCCATCAAATGCTATACCAACTATCTTAGAATGACCGTCAGGATGACGAATATTATTACCATTAAACTGTGTAGTGCCATAATAATCGTTATAACTTGCCATTGTTGAATTAGTTTTCCAACAATCTAAAAAATGTGGGTCATGATAGTGATATTGTCCTGATTGTTCAGGGTGACCACCACAAGAATCTTCTCCAGTATTTACAAATGGTACATCTCCAGCAGCAACCCAACTAAATCCAGCTGGAGGATTGAGTCCAGCACCAGCAGAAGGGTTAAAAATACTAACTCCATTACCAGCAATACCTATATCCCCTAGTGGAGTGGCAGTCCTACCATTTCTACTATCCCAATACTCATATGTGCCATTAATAGGAGTGATCTCCTGGGTATCCATTATCAGATCCAACCTATCATCTGATGCTAACCAGAACTCACCAGCAATAGAAGTAAACTCAGTACCTTTGTAAAGGTATCTTAAGTGTAGTCCATCACTAAACTTAAACATCACATGGTCACCAGCAACAATATTACCACCAGTGAAGGTGGTAAGGTCATTTACTGACAATGTTATTGATCGGATGAAACCATCGTGTGTGTATACGTTAGTATCAAATGTCCTAGAAGTACCAAATGTACCACCTCTGTAAAGGAAATCATGATCGAAATCCTGTTCAGTAGGTACATTAGGATTGTTATCGTTAGGAAACGTACCATGCGCCACTGGCGTTGGTAACCCATTCGATGCAATCGTGATTATCTTGGTTGATTGGTCGTAGCTTGCTGTTGCGCTCATGGGATTATTTAGATGTCATCGAAGATGAGGTTAGGTGTGAAGTTGCTGATTATAGTAGCACCTGTCTGGACGCTCAATACAGCAGATAGTGAGTAAACTGGAGTTGCACCAGATGCAGTGATCGCAACACGATATTCATCGCTGTCGTCTGCCTGTGTAGTTGCAGGAGTATTGAATGTTGACTGGTTAGCACCAATAATGTTGCTCCATGTCTGTGTGCCATACTCCTTCTTCTGCCACTGATAATTCATTGTCTCACCGTTAGTCACGGTAGTAACAACTGTAAATGCAGCAGAGAAACCTTGGTTAACTGTCACGTTAACTGGGTCTTGCGTGATTGCAATTGTACCAGCAACGATATCTCCACCACCACCTGTGTATTCGCTACCTTCACCAGCGAGTACGTCGAATCCACCGTTAACAGGAGATCCTTCTGGAGTTGTGAAACTGTCAGGTACTTCATTGTCGATAGCAACGTTTGGTAAGGAATAACCAATACCAGAAGTCTTAACATCAATTCTAGTAACACCCATCAATGCCTTGATGCGAGCGTCAAATCCAGAAGAGGAGATAACGTCAACGTTAGGACGTGAGACGTAACCATCACCAGAATTGGTTAGGTTAGCATTCGTGATTTGTCCAGAGGTGATAGCAGCGATAGCATCAGCATTTCTACCTTTAACAGATCCAGTGTACTCGAAGGTGATTAGTGAGTTAGAAGACTCAATTAGAGCAACCTCACGAGCAAATTCTTCACCGTCTATTTCAAGTCTGTCGCCAGCTTCGATTGGTGGGACAACGGTTGCTGCGATAACGTCTGCGTCAGATCCAATGTATGAGAAACCAACGAAGGTTGATCCCGCACGTGGGACTTCAGCGAAGATTAATCGTGAACCAACGATCTCATATGCGAGTCCAGGTTCCTGTATAACACCGTTAAGTGATACGAGAATGTTATTCTCAGGACGGATAACGTTAGATGAAACACCTTCAGTTAATGTCAAGGAGTAGAATAATCCACTACGCTTAAGGTTGAATGAAGATCTCAATGAGTCAAACTCATAACTGATATCGTCTAACTGACGTAACTTACCAACGTAGTAACCAACGAATTGTGATCCAATTACAGGAGGCTCAGAGAACTGAATCTTGTCAGAGAATGCAACGTAAGCATTGTTACCACCTGGAGGTTGTAAGATACCATTAACGAATGCGAGTATATGACCAGCAGGATCAGGGAAGTATGCCTGACCATTAGAAATGGTGAGGTCAAACTGTGTCTGTGTGCCGTCAAATCCTCTGAAGTAACGATCAACTCTACCCTCAAGTGTGCGAGCAGATGAAACTGCACCACCCCATCCGTAGTCGGAAATGATGGACATGTTATCAACGAAAACGCCATCTGCTGCTTCTACCCAGATCTCAGCAGTAATACCAACTTGCTCGATTGATACAACCTTAGCGTAAGAGCTATAAGTGGTTGTAGTTACGTTAGTAACGTTAGCATATATGCTTGGGAAGTTAGATCCAAGATCAATCTTACCAATGTTATTTGTGCCAGCAGTTACAGCATCTATTGTTTCACCTGTGCCTACTGGGATTACGTTAGCAACCCAAAGTTTGTGTATGCCATAATTAGGATCTGTATTCTCAAGTTCTAAACCATTGATATACTTGGTTACAGTTGCTTTGAATCCTGGATTCTTCTCAGCAGTACCTTGTAGGAGTGATACTTCATCACCAACACGGAATGTATCATTAGTGCCGATATCAATAATTGCAACTCCGAGATCTAATTCATATACCGCAATACCATGTATGTACTGGTTGAGTTGAATCTGTGTGCCAGATATACCCTTAACTGAAAGGATGTATGCAGTAACACTACCGTAGATAATATCACCAGGTACCCACTGCTCATCAATTGTTTCAACGTCTATCGTGATACGACCACCAGTATTACCTGTTAGTGATCCAGACTTATTGCTATAGTTGTCAATGAATCCTTCAGTATTTGATGCCTTAGAGAAGAACCAATCGCCTGTAGCGAATGCTCCCAAGGAAACATTAAGTAAGAATCTAGTAGTTGGGATACCAGCAGTACCTGTTGCACCAGTTGTTGCACCTTCCAATACATCATTTTGATTAATTGTACCAGCGATATTTTGTAGTTTAACTATCGATGTACCATCAGTAGATCTTGCTGTCTGTAATACTACACCTGTGTTAGCAGTAGCACCTTGGACTTGTAATGTTTCACCATTTGCGAAGATCTCATATTCACCACCCTGTGTGGTTGACATTCCAGTGATAGGATAATGTGTAGCTAACTTAACAATACTTGCTTCGTTATCTTGGATTCTTCCTATCTCAGACTCAGCAGCAGAAACACTACCGTAGATAACGTCAGCAGGATTAAATCCACCTTGTATTGGAGTATCAGATGGGTCTATTGCATAGACTGGAGCATTACGTGTAATACCACTTCTCTGTACAACTGCCATGATTTGTGATCCAGAGTTAGAGGTGTCTACCTGTAAGACTCTAAATCTACCATCGTGAATATAAGAAGCACCGATTTCAAACCACTGTGCAGTAGCAGTTAAGCAGTAGAAATAAGGTTGATTTGTCAATCCAGATAATGATGTATCAGATGCAGGGATGTAACTTAGTACGTCACCACGTCTGAAGTTGTTAGCACGATTGATTCTAATCCTATACTCAGCACGGTCAAATCCAACTTCAACTTCTGGAGTTAGAGTAACCAATGCAGGGTCAGTGTTATAGTCCCAACCTACCTCATACCTAGTAACACGGTTGATAGCATCAGTAGATGCAACGAATGTGACTCTTGCTTCTGTTGGGAATTGTGATCTCTCTAGAGCAAACTCAATAGGGTTAAGTGAAGAGTCAATTATAAACTCGACTGCTTCTTGATTCCACTCAAGTCTATCAGTTGGTTGCCATACATCATACTGACTCCATACACTATCAGCAACAGCAAGATACATGATGCTCTTAATGTATTCTCTACATCTTGTTAGAGCAAATAGAATCTGAGATCTAACAACATCTGGGAATGCAATAAAGTTACCCTCACCGTCAAACCATAGTTGTGTTAGGGAGAATGATCCAGCGTTACCACCAGTAATCAAGTCATAACGTACTGCCTTAAGGACATCGTTACAGAAGTCAATAGTTAAGGTAGTAGTTGGATAACTTGCTTGTGTATCAGCGAATGCTCTTCCAGCAATTGCTTGCTGATTAAAGAGGATCATATTAGCAATAATCTTGTTATTATATGTGCCAGCACCGAGAGTGCTAGTCATGCTATCGAATAAGGTATCGATTGCAGACTGGACGTTATAACATGTACCTGACTGGTATACTGTATTAGTATAAGCAGATGGGAATGTCTTAGTTACGTTATTAACAAGATAGTTTTGATTATTATTTTGTGCTTGAGATATAGTTTGAATGTATATGTCAGCAATTGTGCTAATTGCAGAAGCAGTTTCATTACATGTACCAACCCAGTTACCATTAGCATCTTGACCACCACCAGATGTATCGTATGTGATTGTTAAATCTCTAGCAACTACATCAGGAGTATACTTAACAGGCCATACAGTTGGTAGGGTGTAAGATCTTCCAGCAATAGTATTAGGACTACTGAATGCATCTGTTGCGAAGGTAACAAGATTACCAATTTCATTTTCTACAGCAGAAGACTCATTGCCAGTATATGCAGGATCAACTAGACGTGATCTATAGTAATCAAGATCAGATCTTGTAGGCCATGCCCATGACTTAACATTCTGCACTGGTAGTTTCATACCATCAGCAAAGTCTGTAATACGTGGATATGTGTGGTTGGTAGTATTACTATCCTGTGCACAAGTAAAGGTTAATGAATTACTTGCGATAACGACAGAATCATCAGTTCCAAGACTATGACCAGCAACAGTTAGAGTTAACTGACCGCTTGTAGGCTCATAGTATGCGTCTGTAGGTGTTAGTTGTGTACCATCATTGGCAACAGTAATACAGTTAGCAGCAGCAGATACAAATGTATGTCTGTAATTACCACCCTGAACTAGAGCACCAGCATTAGCACTTACAAATGTATGCTGATATGTATTTCCAGCTGGAGATTTACCTACGTTAACAGTAATAGTGCCGTCTTGCTTCTTAAGACCCTTCTTCTTAGCATGTGAGAATGTATGAGTTCCTAGGAATGTAGAAGGAATCATATCAAATCCTAATACACCAACATCAAATGTAGATGTAGCTACGTTATGTACTGGTAACCATTGGTTACTTGCATAGTCAGTAGGTCTTGGGTATGTATGAGGAGTAACATCCTTATCAAGATCACATGTGAATCCTAATGAGAAGTCATCAAACATGACATAATCATTTGCCTTAATAACACCATTTGTTTCAGCAGATACAAAGGTATGTCTGTAACTACCACCACCTATAACAGCACCAGCTAGAGCACTTACGAATGTATGATCATATAGATCAGCAGAAGAAGGAGCGATGTTAACATCAACTGTAATCTTACCAGACTGTCTATGTAAACTGTTATTTTTCGCACTTGCGAATGTATGTGTATAGTTACCTCCAACTGTTACACCGTTAGATGCAGCAGAATGGAATGTATGGTTATACTCACCACCGATAGTAATAACAGATCTTGTTACGTTAGCAGCAGTAGATGAAACGAAGTTATGTACTGTTGTGTTAGTAGAAGGTATGTCTTTTAATACTTGGACATCAAATGTATCACAATTACAATTAGAGATCTTCAACCATCTTCCACTTGAAGGATCTGAAGATCTAGGATATGAGTGGTTAGTAATATTGTTATCTTTACCACATGTGAATGTTAATGAATCGTCAGCGATCTTAACGTACTCACCGTTGATGAATCCGTTTCCAACCAAGATTCCATTTGCAGTAGCAGACTGGAATACATGAGCAGTTGTGTCAGTAACAGCACCTTGACCACCGTTAACGTTAACTGTGATTGTTGATGCACTTGTAGCAGTGATATCCAACTCAGCATCGTATGCGTAGTCAGCACCAGATGATGTAGCAGCACCAGCAGCACGAGGATATGTTTCCTGAGTTACGTTGCCATCTCCACCATAATCACATGTGAATACTAATGAGTTAGGTAATAACTTAATAGTATCGTCAGTAGTCAGACCATGACCAGATCCAATTGTTAATTCTAAAGTACCAGATGTTGGGTTGTATGCTGCACCCGAAGCAGTCTTAGTAGTCTTAGGAATACTAAGTGTCATTACTCCACTACCAGGATTGTATGATGCAGTCCTTGTGTTGTAGGTAGAGTTAGCATTCTGGAATGCATGAGTTGTAGTGTTAGAGGAAGTACCAACGTCAACTGTAATTGTATTACCTGTTACGGCAGTAATCTCAACTCTATTATTGTATGCAGGGTCATTACCAGAAGCACCGCCAAATCCTGTAGGACGTGGATACCAATGATCGGAAGCCTGACCATCTTGATCACAACGGAAGACCATTGACTTGTTAGCAATCTTAACGTAATTACCAACCTTAAGCTGATGATTACCGATTGTTGCTGTAAGAAGACCTGTACCAGGTACGAATGATGCAGCAGATACTCCATATCCAGTAGCATGTGATTCACCAACATCAAGTTTAATTGTTGAATTCTCCCACTGAATACCATCAGCTAGTGCACTTACGAATGAGTGGGTATATGATCCACCACCCTTAACAACACCTCTAATAACTGCACCTGTCTCAGCAGACTGGAATTGGTGAGTTGTAGTGTTAGAAGAAGTACCAACGTTAACTGAGAAAGAGTTAGCATCAATATAGGTAACAGTTAACCATGCGTTGTTAGACGCAGGATCCTGTTTTCTAGGATATGCATGATTACTTCCGTAACTATCTTGCTGACATCTGAATACGATAGACTCATCCTTAATCTGAATCTTGTCTCCATTAGCAAATGGGTGACCAGCAATTGTTAATACTAATGCTCCACTACCAGGTGTGAATGATGCACCTGTAGGTGTGAATGCATTCTCAGATCTTACAAATGTATGATCAGAAATATTAGAAGAAATACCAACGTTAACTGTTATGCTATCAGCAGTAACTGTTTGAATTGGAATAGAAGTATCATAGTATGGATCATCAGCAGAAGCACCACCTTGACCGTTTGCACGAGGATACTTGTGCTCAGTTGCGAATGAATCTAAACCACACTTGAATACTAATGACTCATTTTCGATCCATATTGCTTCATGAGAAACCTTAAGTCCATTAATACCAGCATTGATAAATGTATGTGCATATCCACCACCACTGAATACAGCACCAGCAGACGTACCACCTGCCCAGTTATGTGTCGTTACGTCAGTGATTGCTCCCTGATTTCCATTAACATTAACTGTGATTGTTGTAGCAGTCTTAGCACTGATTGGTAGAGCAGTGTCATATGCATAGTCCTTACCATTTGCAGTAGAAGCACCAGATGATCTTGGATATGTCTTATTAGTTGTGTTACCATCTCCATTGAAATCACAAGTGAATGTCAATGAATTAGGTTTAATTCTTATACTATCACCAACGTCTAAAGTATGTGATCCAATTGTTAACTCCATGTCACCCGATGTTGGGTTGTAGTTAGCATTTGTTACGTTATGTGACGACTGAGGTGAAGTACCTACGTTGACCTTAAATGTGTCATGAGTTATATCACTGATGGTCATCCACTGATTATACTTCGGATCTGTTGTCCTAGGATATGTCTTAGTAGATGTATTTCCATCCATTCCACATGTGAATGAAAGTGAATCAGGAGCGACCTTAACTCTATCACCGATAGTAAATCCATGAGCAGGTATGGTCAATACCATATCACCTGAGATAGGATCATATGATGCATTAGTGATAGTATGAGAGGATCCACCATGATAACCATGAGGTCCAATCTTAAGTGTCATATCACCTGTAGTAGGATCATATGTTGAATCAGAAACAAGATAGTTAGCACGAGTTGTAGTACCGATCTGGACGTTAAGGTTATTACCAGAAACACCAGATACCTCTAACCACTTATCATATGATGGGTCAATTCCTTCACGAGGATATGAGTGGTTGGTAGCATTGCCATCCATATCACAAGTCATTGTGATTGAGTTTGGCTTCAACTTAATTCTATTACCGTTACTGAATGGGTTATTTAAAACAGTTAATGTTAATACACCAGTCTCAGCATTATATGCTGCACCAGATGCTGTGTATTCTGCATGTCCTACATCCTTAATTTCTATAGAATGATCATATGCTCTGTCTCTCTTATGAGTTACACCACCACCGACAGCAGAAACAAATGTATGAGAGAATGATCCACCCTTTCTAATTGTACCTCTTAGGATTGAGTTAACCTTAGCAGTTACAAATGTATGTGTAGATGTGTTAGTAGAAGGAATCTTATCTAATACTACAACTCTAAATGTATCCTGAGTTACGTTAGAAATTGTTAACCACTTATTACTTGCTGGATCACCATGTCTAGGATAAGCATGCTCAGTTGCATGATCATCTTTAGAGCATGTAAAGATCAAAGCGTTATCTTCAATCATCACTTGCTCACCATCTAGCATTCCATGGTCTTCCATGGTAATTGTCATAACACCTGATGCACCACTATAAGTTACATTACTTGGTGTTCTACCTACAGCAGGTTTGAAGATATGAGCGTGATTAGAAGATCCACTAGGTGATGAGTTAACGTTAATTGTAATAGTGCTATCATCAACAGCAGTAACATTAACAGCATCACGGAATGCAGGGTCATTAGCAGTTGCACCACCAACACCATTTGCTCTTGGATATGTATGATCAGATGAATGATTATCTTGAGCACAAGTGAATGTCATCGAGTACTCATTGATATAGATGCTATCGTTAACTTCTATACCATGATCAGGACCAACAGTAATTACCATATTACCGTTAGACTGATTGTATGATACATTCTGAGGATCGAAACTTCTAAACTCAGACTTACCAACAAAGATATCAATAGTATTGTCTGTCTTATTCTCTACTGTCTTCCACTTACCACTGATAGGATCAGAAGATCTAGGATATGTCTTAGTAGATGTGTTACCATCCATTGTGCAATTCAATGACAATGCATTGTCTGCAATCTTAATAAGAGATCCATTATCCATTCCATGATTCTCTAAGGTAAGAGTCAGGTAACCTGTCTCACCGTTAAAGTCTGCACCTGTAGGAGTGAATGAATCAATAGTTGTTCTTGGATAAGCATGTTGAGATCCATTAGAATCCATATCACATGTAAATGTGACTGCACCGTCAGCAAGTTTAACATGCTGTCCTTGCTTAAGTGAATGATTACCAATATTAAGGTCAAGAATTCCTGTATAAGCATCATAATCAGCATCAGTAGGTGTGAATGTAGCAGCAGAAGTTGACCCAACGTTCACTTCGAGAGTGTCAGTAGTTACGTTAGTAATCTGTACCCACTTACCACTTACAGGGTCTGTGCCTCTTGGATATGCATGGTTAGATGAATTATCATCCATTGTGCAAGTCATATCTAAAGCATAATCATCTAACTTGATGAAGTCACCGTTAGAGAATCCATGCTTACTTACTGTCATCACCAACGTACCTGATGAAGGAGTATAAGTTGCTCCAGTTGGAGTATGTCTTGTTACACCGTCATCAATAATTCTTAATGAATTGTTGTATGCTGGATCTGTAAGTCTTGGATATGTGTGGTTAGTAGAGTTGCCATCTTTAGCACATGTGAATGTTAGAGAATTAGCAGCAATCTTAATACTATCATTACCCTTCATTAATGTCGCAACAGTAATACTCTTAGGTACTGCTGATACGAATGTGTGAGTAGTAGTGTTAGAAGAAGGAATATTGAATAATACTTGTACGTCAAATGTATCTTCTGTGACATTACTTACCTTCATCCACTCATCACTATATGGGTCAGATGCTCTTGGATAAGAGTGATTAGTTTGATTACTATCCTGTGTGCAGGTCATAGTAACAAATCCATCTTGTACCTTAATCCTTCCACCATTCTTAAGACCATGCTTCGTAGAAGTTATGGTCATAATACCTGTTGATGGATTATAAGCAACGTTGGTTGGTGTTAGTTGTGAAGGAGCAACAAACTTATGACTGTAATTACCACCAGTTACAACTTGTGCTCTAGTAACACCATTAGGAGTTGCAGACTGGAATTGATGTAATGTTGTGTTTGTAGATGGGACATTCTCAAGTACTTGGACATCGAATGTGTTATCTGTGCAATTGGAAATTGTTATCCACTTACCACTTACAGGATCGCTACTTCTTGGATAAGAATGATCACTACCCAAACTATCTTGTAAACATCTGAATGTTAAAGAGTTATTGTTGATCTTGATGCTCTCCCCATCATGGAATCCATGATTAGGAATTGTCAAGGTCATCATACCTGTAGCTGGTAGATAGTTAGCATCAGTTACAGTATAAGTCTCAGTACCAGGAATGTAGGTATGAGCATACTGACCACCAGCAACTAATGCACCACTTACAGCACTTTGGAATACATGAGTTGTTGGGTTAGTAATTTGACCATTACCAACATCAAGTGTAACAGTACCAGTTTGTCTATGTAATGAATTAGGATCAACAGAAACGAATTGATGATCGTATACATCATTAATAGCAGACTTACCAACTTGGACAGAGAATCCAGTAGCACTTACATTACGGATTGGTAACCACTGTCTGTATGTTGGGTCAGATCTTCTTGGATAAGTATGGTTTGTTTGATTGTTATCCTTACTGCAAGTAAATGTAATTGCATTCTCATCAAATCTTACAAAGTCATTTGCATGATAAATTGCACCAGTTTGAATGACTGTACAAACGTGAGTTGTAGTATTAGAGATAGGTGAGTCACCATAAAGATTACCAACCTGTAGATCATATGTGTTACTACCAATATTAAATGCCTTTAACCACTTACCAGAAACAGGATCAGAAGGTCTTGGATATAGGTGATCAGATGCTTGACTGTCTTTATCACATCTAAATGTAAAGACGCTATCTCTGATCATCATCATGTCACCATTCTTCACAGTGTGACCATTCTGAGTTAACCTTAATATACCTGTAGTAGGATAGAATGTAACATTACTAGGTGTAAGCTCATTAGGTCCTGCGAAACTATTAGCAACCGTAATCTGCATACTACCCTCAGTTGGGTTGTATGAAATAGTAGAAGGTGTATGATCTGTTTCACCAATTTCCCATACAGGAATGTTAGTATCGTAGAAGTGATCCTTCTTATGAGTTATGCAGTTATTATCACAAGATACGAATGAATGTTGAGTAGTATTTGTAGATGGAATAACATCAAGTACTTCAACACTGAATGTGTTAGCAGTAACATCTACAATAGGTACCCACTTTCCACTTATAGGATCTGTAGATCTTGGATACTGGTGTCCAGTAGAATCTGCATCTTTCTTACATGTGAAGAGTAGTGAATTATCAGCAATCTTAATATGTGAGAATGGAAGGAATCCATGATTGTTAATATAGAAGTTAATACGTCCAATAACAGGATCATAAGAAACGCTAGTTGGTGTATGAGTAGTAACAGCAGAACGAGGATATGAGTGGTTGCTTGAGTTACCATCAGCAGCACACTTGAATGTTAAACCGTTATCCTTAATTCTTACACTATCACCAGCATGTCTAACACAATTAGTAACAGATGTTGAGTAAGTATGGTTATAGATTCCACCAGAGATGAATGATGCTCTCTTAACACAGTTAGGATTAGCACTCTTAAATGTGTGTAGAGTTGTGTTACTCTGAGGAATTGTTGTTAATACTTGGACATCAAAACTCTGCTCAGTTACGTTAGATACTGTTAACCATTTTCCTGATGATGGATCAGATGCTCTAGGGTAAGTATGATCAGTTGCATGATTATCCATTGCACATGTAAATGTCAATGCATTATCATCAATCTTAATCTTATCTCCATTCTCGAATCCATGACCATTAATGGTTAGGTTCATAACACCTGTTGTTGGGTTATAAACGATAGTGCTTGGAGTGTAACCTGGATGTGGGACAAAGATATGATCTGTAGTATCTGAAGATGCACCTACATCAAGAGTAATTGTGCCATCCTTCTTAGTGATTCCACCACTGCTACCCTGCACGAATGTATGAGTAGTAGTGTTAGTTGAAGGAGCGTAACTTAATACTTGGACATCAAATGTATAGAGACCTACATTAGATACTGTGATCCATCTATTAGCATATGGGTCACCAGATCTAGGATATGCATGGTTTGTACCATTGTTATCTTCTAAGCAGGTGAATGTTACTGCATTTTCTTTAAACTTAACTTGATCACCATTGCTCATTCCATGAGCAGAATCACAAGCAACAGTCATAATACCTGTTGTAGGATTATATGAAGTACCTGTAGTTGCAGTTAAAGGTGATCCATCATGTATGATTGGGCATGGCTTGTTATAGAATGGGTCAGCACCACCATTACCAACATAATTTGATCCAGTTGATCTAGGATAAGCATGTGGTGATTGATGAGCATCTAAGAAGCAAGTAAATGTTATTGCTTCTTTTGCTAACATAATATTCTTTCCAGAAGATAGATTATGATCACCAATGGTTAGTTTTAAATGACCTGTTAGAGGTGCAAACTCACCAGCAGTTGCTAAGAATGGAATTTGTGGAGTACGTCCAACATATACATCAAACTCATCTTTAGATACATTTCTAATATCCATCCACTTATCACTCATTGGATCTGTGGCTCTTGGATATGCATGGACTGAAGAATTTTGGTCCATATCACAGGTGAAACTTACTCCACCGTCAGCAACCTTAACGTAATCTCCAGCAGAGAATCCGTGGTTAGTAACCTTCAATCTCATTAATCCAGTTTGACCATCAAATGTCGCACCAGCTATACTATGCTCTGAAGATTGACGAAGAGTTGTTTTTCTATCTGTTGTTAATACTAACTTACCATCAGCAGGAGTAAATGTTGCATTACTTACATTATATTGTTGCTCAGGTGTCTTACCTACGTTAACAATAATTGTTGTATTAGTTACTCCAACAATAGGTGTTGGCTCATTGTGTATTGGGTCAACGTGACGAGGATATGAATGGATAGATTTGTTATCATCCATGTCACAAGTAAATGATAATGACTGAGATGCAATCTTAATATTAGTACCTGTAGTCAGACCATGACCAGATCCAACTGTCAATTCTAATTGACCAGTAGTAGAGTTAAATGATGCAGCAGTTGGATTCCAACCTACAGTTGGAGATACTCCAACGTTAACAGTAAACGTACCACCAGGAATATCAGACTCTACAACATCTAACCATTTGTCAGATGCAGGATCAGAAGATCTAGGATATACATGCTCACTATAATAGTTGTCCATGGAGCATGTGAATGTCATGGAGTTATCAAAGATCTGAATCTGCTCACCCTTAGTAATCTTATGACCACTAACAGTTAATTTTAGAAGTCCTTTATCAGCAGTATATTCAGCATGAGATGCAACATGATGTGTAGCACCAACGAAACGATGCTGACCAATTTCCAATTCTAATTCACCATCTATCTGATTGTAATCTGCATCAGATACATCATACTCGATCTTAGGTGTTTGACCAACGTTAACAGTGAAACTATTTGTAGTTACTTGCTCTACCAACATCCAAGCATCACCAGCAGGATCCTTCGCTCTAGGATAACCGTGCTTAGTATTATGATTATCTTGTGCACAAGTAAAGATTAGAGATCCATTCTTAATTTGTACTTGATCACCAGTTTGGAATCCATGTGCAGTAGACTGACATACTAATAATCCAGTATCAGGATCGTAAGTAGCATCAGATATAGTATGCAATGTAGAATCGCTCATACCATGATTAGGTAGAGTAATTGACATGCTACCATTCTCAGGATTGTATGATGCAGAGTCTATAGTATGTGCAGTAGCACCAACTGCTATAACTTCTACAGCAGCATTACCAGCTGGGTCACCAGATCTAGGATAAGAATGAGTTGAAGCATTGTTATCTTGATCACATGTGAAGTTTATAGAGTTAGTTGCAAGTGATAAGAAAGTACCAACAGTATGGTTGTGTGACCCCACGGTCATTACCATATCACCATTACTACTATCATAAGCAGCATGTGTTATGTCGTATTCAATCTTAGGAGCAGGACCAACATTAATTGTGAAAGTATTAATTGAAGCACTTTCACCGTTAACTAAAGATCCACCACCAATCGCATATCCAGCGAAGTTAGAAGAAGCAAATATTCCACCACCACCTGTTAAACCAGTGTAGCTAGCACCAGGAGTTGATGCTTCACCAATAGGTGTGCCGTCAATCCAAAGTTTTACTCTACCACTACCAGTAGTAATATTACCACCAATACGGATCTCCCATACTATCTCGTGGTCACCATCATCAAAGTATGAAGATAGACCACTGATTTGTAGGTCAAGCATTGCAAGACCATTATCATTATTGTTTGCTCCACCAGTGTAAGCGTTAGTGCCATCACCAGCTCTTAGTCTGAAATATGTACCACTATCTCTAATACCTAACCAAACACCAGATGTTGAATCACCTGCTTCAAATAAACAGCAGTCTATTGGTGAAGAAGGTAGTTTTGTAACACAACGGAATACTGCATCTTCAGAAGTTACAATTCCAGTGCCACTATCAGTTGTAGAAATCTTATCTTCACCAGCAATGAATGATCTAGTTACAAGACTATTAGGTTGTCCAGTAATAATACCTGTATCAGCAACAGAATTGAATAGTGAATTGTTAGGTCTTGGGACAGCATCATAGAATCTTTGATCAATATTATGTCCAGCGTTATTTGTAATAACCTGGCCTTTCATTGCACGAAGAGCAAATTCTTTTGCCTTATTCATGATCCAGATGGTCTCAGTAGACTGAGCAGCAACATGATCTAAAGCACCATTATAAGTGGTATAGAATTCAGCAGAATACTGCATCCAGTTGTTACCACCATACTTAAGGTTAAACGCTAATGATCTTAAGATATCAGTAACGTCATGCACACAGTTAGCAGGACCACCTGGGATGAGTAAGTTAGGGAATTGGACTAATCCAGCAGCAACTGCTTGCTCTGCGATATATCTGATATTGCCATCAATAGCATCACCACATTTCTGATACATTACCTCACGTGGGTTTTGCTCATATGATTGTACTGGTGTTGTCTGTAGATCAGTGCCTTCAATATAATCTCTACCAAATGCATTACGCATTGTCATTGTCATGATATCTCTCAATATCTTAACTACAGTGATAGATGCTTCCCACTCACCTTCAATATGCTTAAGTGAGTTATTTTCTGTCTCAATATACAATGCAGCAGCATCATATGTCTTCTCGTTACAATCGAAGCGAAGGTCATGTACCGCTGCCTCAATCATATCAAGTACGTCATCTTCACAATTGACTGCTCCACCAGGAATCTGTAGATTCTCAAACTTAGAGAGGTCATTCATTATTGCTACGCATTCCTTAGAAATAATCTTTCTGTTATTCCAGATTACGTCAGCAGCATCAAGATATCTGTCATTAGAGTTTCTACCAGTTGGACCTTGAGGATATGCCTCAGTGTCAAGTACTATAGTTTCATCTCTGTAAGAAGATCTAGCAGTCCACTGAGGTGAATAATACTCTTCTTGAGTATATGTTGGTGCACCAGCTCCTAACTCAGAAGACGCTTCTCCTGGAGACATTAACAAGTTGTTAATTGCCTTTAAGCAGAGCATCTTAGTATAATCAAATGCATCAAGCATTGGATTAAGCTCAGCTTCAACATGGATGACATTATTCTGATTATCAAGATACTTATCAATAACTGCTTCAGTCTGATATGTGCCACCTGTAGCAAGGTCAGCAATTACAGCAGGAAGTATGAAGTCTTTAATATCTCTTTCACAATATGGTTGTCCATATCCAGGCATCTCAAGGAAGTCAAATGTGATACCATCGATATCCTTCTCATATTTGTCTTGAATATAACCAGCAACCTCTTCTGCAATATAATCTCTATTCTTCCAAAGTTGATAACCACCTTCTCTGAATCTCTGATCCATAGGAGCAACAACCTTAAGTAGGTTATCTCCTAAAGTGGCAATCTCATCGGTTGTAGCACTTGAAGCAGGAGATGAGAAGTTATTAGGTATTCTCAATCTAGTGCTATACTCACCACTTAGATCAGTACTTGTTGTGGTAATGACTACATTAACAATCTTAAATACTTCATTCCAAGTATAAAGAGACTGTAGAATCTCAGCAGCGATGTGATCTAATTTACCACTAGCAGTTAGATAAGTCCTTGCAGTATAGATTGTATGGAAATCTCCACCTTCTCTAAGGTCTTTAATTAGAGCACCAAGAATGTAATCCTTAGTATCTCTTACACAAAGGTTAGTACCACCATATATGTTATTACCAGGATCATCACCACGAATAGTAAAGTCTGGGAATGCAACCTTCATTCTACCGACTGCTTCTTCTGCAATCCAAGCACCATTAAGGTCAATTATATCAGCACATCTCTTCTGCTCTGCTCTACCAGTATCAACGTCTTCTACAATGATATCTCTATCTGCATAATCAACAGACTTAGCAGTTGCAGATGAAGAATTCTGACCACAGAATGTAGCATAACAGTCAGTAGTAGAGCAAACAAATGGTGCTTCACCATCTAGACCAGCAACAATAGTGTCAAGAGTATAATCAATTGTATTAGGTGAAGTGAAGTTTGCTTGACGATCACCTACTCCTTTCTTAACAACAAAGTTATCAATATGACCATTCCAACCATTTGCTAGGTTAAAGTCTGCTCCAACTTTTAGTCCACCATATAGGTAATCATTAGTATCAACGTAGTTGGATCCAACTTGTGATCCATTTACGAATGCCTGTGTAACACCACTTGATCTACAGACTGAAATATGATACCAAGTACCAGTAGTCGCAAATACATCTGTACTAAGGATAGTATTGGTCGTGCCGTTATATACCTTCAATTTCTGACCATCCATTAGGATATTCAATCCATTAGCAGCAGATAGTCTTCTGAAGTCCACAATTACCTGTGTGCCAACATTGACACCAGGACGGATCCATCCTTCAATTGTGAAGTCTCCAGTGCCAAATTCAAAATCTTTACTCTCATTAAAGACTATTTGACCGTTACTTGGAATTAAGATCGATTTAGTTCCCTGTAACTCAGCTTTCTTGATTATTACACTTTGAGAGCAATTTGTGTTTGTAAGAGTGGAATTAGTTAGATATTCGCCATTTTGGAATGTACCAGTAATTGGTCCAGCAAATAACCACTTAAGACCAGAATTAACTCCAATTGCACTGAATACAGCACCAGAGGTAATACCCTTAATTTGATCGTTAGTAATGAATAATCCAGTTGACTTATCCTTGAATGCAAGTTTTGTAGTCCTTACAGTTTCATTAGCAACAAATGTGCCGTCAGAAACAAGTGCAAGGTTATTAATGTTGGTTAAGTTACCAGCAGTCATTGCAGTTGTTGCAAGACCAGCTAAAGTGTCAACATAAGATTTAACGTTAGCACAGTTGTTAATATCCTGATTATTACCAGATGCATAGTTTGCATCGTAAGTTTGAGCAGGAGCAACACCACCAGAGTAAGTTGTAGGATCATTAAGGTTATAACCAGCAGTATTGAGTTCCTTCCAATACATCAAGTTATTAATCGCCTGATACATTAATGTCTTCGCAGAGTTGAATGCAAAGACTGCTTCTGTCTCTTCTCCAACAATACCGTTAGTTAGAGGTACACCAGCAGCATCGAAGAATTTTTTGGTAAATTCAACGGTATTATAGTTACCACCAGATCCAAGATCTTCTGCAATAGAATCAATCATGTATCCAAGGTCACGACGGCACTTCTCTTGATGAGGTGAATATTCACCCACTGCTTCATCAGGAAGCTCAGTTAGAGAAGAAATATTTAATGCTTCGTCTATAAACTCCCAAAGTGTTGAAAGTGCAGACTGTACGTCTGAGCAGTTCTCAGAATCAGTATTGGAGGTATTAGATCCAGCAGTACCGTAAGCATCGTTAGGTGAAGGGTCAGCAGTGATTGTAAGGTCTTGATAAGCAACCCAAGAGTCTCCAGAGTTAACAGCGTTGATTGTACCTGAATAACCGTTAGTAATAGCAACTAAGCAACGATCTTTAGCCTTTTCGTATGCAAAGCGTGTTTCAGCAGCTTGTGCATTAACATAAGTTAGATTACCGTTAGTATCGAAGAATTGTTGAATAAACTTACGAGAATAGCGGTTTCCACCTGAATATGCGTCAATAGAGATAGCATCAACAAATAATCCAATATCTCTCTTACATTTGTCATCTGAAGGAATAGTAGACCCAGGATACTGAGTTTTCATGTCATCGAAAGCCATTCCGATGATAAGTGCTCTATTCTTCTGAATAAACCTGTAAGCGTCCTTATAACGACTCCAAGAGTTAGTAATAATGTCAGATGGGAAATAGTAGTCTTCAAACTCAACAGCAATGCTTGCTTCAGCGAAATCGATGATTACTTGCTTATTATTAGCAATATTGCGTTTTCCATCTAAGAATCTGTTTGCAGCGATTCCATGGAAGGCAGAAACTGGATTTCCGTAAATAACCTTCTTATTTCTGATAACTTCGCCTTCTTCAAGCACACCACCAGTAAGTTGAGAATATGTAATCTCAGTAGTCCTAACTTCTTCAAAATCGAGGAAATCAGCATTAATTCTTTCAGCAGAGTTATTAAGCTCAGTAGGAGTAATGGAAGATTGTGAAATGTCGTCTAGGATGACATTAGGGTTAGTTAGAGAAACTAAACGCTCAAATAGTAATCCAAAGAAGGTAGATCCTTTGTTAATGATTAATTCATCAACAGGGTCACCAGTTACAGGATCTGTATAAGGTGCGATGTATGTAATCTGGCCTGCAATCTTAGATGAGGCAGAATAGATGTACTCATTAAGTCTAAGGTCAAATATTCCAGTTTCAAATCTAGGAGTACCTGAAGTCTTACTTACAACAAGACGGTCAGTAATAACACCTTCAGTAGTGATATTAGTCTCTTCAATATAAGCAGTGTCACCTTCTAGGTTAGTAACTGCTTCACCGAATTCAAATATAGTCTCTGAGTTAACTAGGGTAACAGATTCTACTAATGCAGCGAAGATTTCTCCTCTTACAATTTGCTCATTAAGATCAAACGTACCACCAACTAGATTGATGACATCTAGATGATTAGTACCTGAATCAATAACTGTAGCAACAACATCTGAACTCTCACCTTGTATCTGTTGTCCTATTGATGGGAAAATACCATAGTTTGCAGTACCACCAGATTGGTAAAGTGCAATTCTGTAGATAGGTGTAGGAGTAACTCCTAAGATTCTATAGTTAACTTTAGAAGGTGGTTTAGGTGGCTCAGCAAATACTATGTTACCACCAACGATTGTGAAGGATTCACCAGGAGACTGGATAACACCGTTAAGTGTAATCATCAACTGATCTTGCTTAACGATGACTTGCTCATTCTCAACAGTAACTGGGAATTGCTTATCAATACCATTAAACTGACCTGAGATATCATCTAGTTTCTTAACAATAGAAGTTAAGATTTCCTCAGAAGAAGTCAAACGCTTCTTACGGAAGAGAACCTCAGTATTGTTATAATCGGTGTATATTGGTTGTGCAGCACCGAATGATGTAATCTGGTTTACATTACTATAGTTTTGTATATTAACTTTCTTCGTAAATTCTGTACCAATCTTACGACCAGATACGTCCTTACCACCAGTCAGTTGTAACTGACCAAACATATTGAAACCAGCAGGGTGGTTATTTTCTAATACTTGTGCTTTCCATTCTGTGATAGGAATCTCAGACTTAACAACATATGAGAAGTTCTGATAGAAGAAACTATCCTGTATCTTCTGGACAATCTCAGAAGGCTTACCAACGTCATCAATAAATCGGCCTGGTGTCTTCGTTAGGGAGCCGATATTCAGCACACCACGAGCAATAGAGAAGTTATCGATAATACCAGATGCCTTGGATATCTCACCCTGTACTCTCTCACCTTCTGCCCAGTCACCAGTGTAATCAACGATCTTAAGAATCTTAGGACCAAGTTGCCAACCAGTGTTAGTAGATACCTTACCGATAGCAGTTTGTGTTTCTATTGAAGATCCTTGATATACTGTCTCTCCTTCTAAGAAACGAGATGTTTCAACAACAGCAGTTGCTTTACCACCAAATACCTCAGTTAAAAGTGTCTGTCTACCAGATCCCTGAGTTAAGAAGGTAACGTACGATCCACCTTGTGCAGATGCTTTTGTAAGACCGAATCTTAATTGATCAGGCTCAAGACCAGATGCTTCACCAGCAATTGCATAATATGTCTGTCCAGCAACCAAACTGGTTAAACCTGCGGTACTTGGTTTTGGTAACTCACCAACTGTTGATCCAACATCATCAGATCTAAATTGGACTTCTGCACCAGTGGTTATACCATGTGGGAAGTTAAACTGTAGATAGTTAAGGTCTAAGTTAACAACGTAGTTAAATTCTGATTTAAGAGTAACAGTTGGTTCGGATGAGTAACCTGAACCTGGATTCTTAATAGTAATCTCAGAAAGTCTGTTATTCTTGATAATTGCTAATGCCTCAGCACCAGATCCACCACCACCTTCAATTACAACAGCAGGAGTAGAAGTATATCCAGAACCTGGGTCAGTTATCTTGATCTGACTTAGTATTGAAGTATTAAAGAGTTGTAGGTTAACAGGGAATGTAATCTCTGGTTTTAAGGTATAGTCATGTGAATAACCGAAACCAAATTCATTATTCTTTAGTCTCTTAATCTTACCAATGTTAGTACCTGTTAAGAATACAGATGCACCAGATCCTTCTGAAGGAATAACAACAGTTACAGATCCACCAGATCCAGCAAGAGTTGCTCCTAATATTCCAGTTATAGCGTCTATGTCAATAGATGCAGTTGTATAACCTTTACCTGGGTCAGTTACAGCAACAGCAGTAATAGTACCTGATCCAATAGTGTCATCAACTTCTACAGTAATAGTTGCCTTACCACCTTCACCATCTCCTAAGATAGGGATATCATAGTAGACACCTGGAGCATATTCAGTACCTCCATCATTAACTACAACCTTCTCAATCTGTCTGAAGGATGCAATATCATTAATGATAGGTAGTTTCTGATAGAATCCACCTGGAGAAACCAGTTGAATAGTATTGATAGGTCCAACTGCTCTTAGAGAGGTAGTTGAATAGTATGAATATGGTTGATCAAATTCGTCATTTCCAACCTCTGCATTCATCCTTTCAGGCTCTTTATCAAGTTGGAATTTGAAAGAGGTATCTGTTGGTACTTCTGATATTCTGAATGTACCATCAAACGGTGTTTTGATTACATCGATAAAGCTATTATCGCCTACTGGTGAGTCCGCCCCAGTACGTGATGGGTCGAAGTAATAGGAAATATTCGTCACATCTCCTAATACTGAGAACTTAACGAATGGAGCTGGGGATGTTGGAATACCTGGAGTACCAGATCTCTCGATGTTATTAAAGGAGTATTCCAGTTTATACTGGTTGTCCTGAGAGAATGATAGGTAATATCCAAAGTTAGAAGTATCAGATAGATCAAATACGTACTGATGATTTCTAGTGAAATCTAAAGTTGGGTGTTTTGCATAGATGTTAACACCAGCAATAGCATTATTAGTAAATGCAGGATCTGAATCAGCAACTGCTCTAATAGCAAATGTGTATTCTCTTGATCCCATAATCTGATCAATAAAGAATGATCCGTTAAACTGGGCCGTAGTGAATCCCTCAGTGAAGATAATGTTACCAGCACCGAAGTTATGAGCACTATTTGATGTGCAATAAACGTAGTTAGTTCTGACAGTAGATGATCTAATTATATCCTTCTCTAAACGTGCAGTAACACGAATCTTTTTAACTGATTCAAATCCGACAATTTCAGTGCTCTTCTCATCTTCAGCAAGAACTATATTACCAGAGTTGATAGAAACAACGTCTCCAGGAATGTATACAGACCCTGGTTGAACTTCCATGATTTGAACCATGTAGTTGTTACCTTGGTCATAACCCATCAATCTAGTGTATACACTAATTGCTTCTTCAGTAGAAATATGAGTCCAAGTTACACCACCGTCAGTATCATCACCAGTACTATGAATAGGTGCTGTATTACCACTAACACCGCCTCCACCTGCTGCAACTTCATAGATGTTTAACCTATACCAAACTCTCTGTCCAACGACGTAGAGACGATCTGGTAACCACTCAGGCATATCCATTCCAGTCCACTGAGGTCTAGGATATGGATGTTGAGTTAGATCAATAGTAAACTTACCTGATGTATCAAGGAATGCCCAGTTTATTACGCCATCACTCGCTACACCAGCTGTGTGTACTGGTGCAATTGTACCTGAAGTACCAGCACCTTGTGCTTGATAAATTCTCTTACCATTATAAACGGTATCTCCTAGAGCATATGCAGTACCTGATGCCCATGGATTCTCTTCTTCAATAGTATCGAAGTATGTTCCTTCAATTTGGTTTACATCTCCAGCAACAGTCCTATAACGATCTGTATTATTGAATGTACCATATATCTTACCAACCTGATACTTATTACCATATCCAGGTTGAAGTAATGTGCCTTCTGGGACGTTTACAATAGTACCATATGCTTGAGTAACACCAGCATCATTAAACTGTTGTAAGATAGTGCCCTTAGTCAACTTAAGATCTTGACTGAAGGTAAACTCCATTACGTTGTCTATCTTCTGATAGAGAGCATCACGCATATAGAACTTACTAATAACATCAGCAGAGATAGTAAGTTTCTTACCTAATGGTGATGGAATAGTAGAAGTCTTAGTAGCATACTCAGCTTTATTAGTGGTAAATGTATAGCTACTTGGGTTTAATGTAGCAATGACCTGGGACATATCCAGAATCTGCAAACCACCAGCACCAGGAGTCCATGCAGATAGTGCAGAGAGACCTAAATCAGCCCATGTAGTTGCAGTTTCAATATCTGTAAATGATATATCTGTATACTTGGTAGTATCAGTTAAAGTGTAACTATCTCTCTTAGAATGAAGTCTATCAAACTTAATTAGTACAGAATCTGAATTATTTGTAGTAACAGGAATCTCTTCACCAGGTGCAGAGTATGCAGTATTATAAGGAGCAATATTGTCTATTACAAGATCATCAATATTACCAATGAAACAGTTAGCAGATGATGATCCAGTATACTTACCAGCAACACCTACGTTATTAACACTAATATCTGACGTACTCTGGAAGTTAGCAACTAAGTTACCATTCAAGAATAACTCATATTGATAAAGACCTAGTGACTCTTCTCTCTTCTGGAAGGTAACATGTACCCACTGAGCACTACCGAATGTAGTCCAGTTAACAGCAGTAGCAGATGTTGCTACTTGTACTGAGTTTACATAAAGGACTGCTTTCTCATAGTTTGCACTATTCTGATCACCATCCATTTCAACCTGTATACTATCACCAGCAACAGGAATAACATCAAATAGAAGTGGTTTATGGTTTGTAGCATGAGCAGTGGTATTCATTGCCATCCATACTCTGAAACTCCACTCCTTATCGGTCATTCCGTAAGAAGCAAGTTTAACAGGAGAAGGAGCACTTAACTTAAGTGATCCATTACCAAACTTATAAACTGCATCATCAAAAGTAGAATCAGGTACTGACGAGAACGTCATTGTTGCTAAATTCTGCTTAGTAAAGTCGTAATCTAGATCGTTAGTATCATTGAAACGATATGCTGCTATTTGATCAGACTGTTGTCTATCAAGTACTAGGATCGGGTCACCAGAGTTGTCTACTGTATGTGTCTTAGCTTTAAAACCGATATTTACAGTATCATCAATCTTAGTCTCTTTAATTACTGTGCCGTCATACTTCAGATAATGAATAACTGAGTATCTTTGGTTTTGTGCTTCTATTACATCAGTAACAAGTGAATAGTTACCAAATACATCTACATTAATACCAGCATGATTGATTGAATCAATTGCACCACTAACGGTAACTGTCTTCTGCCATTCCCACTGAGTATTAGCAGTTGCAATTGGGAATTTGCTTATTTGTACCCTATCATACTTAGAAAGGACACTATTATAAACATCCCAAACTAAGATGCAATCACCATATTCATCAACAGTGAATTTAGGATTTCTTACATATCCACCTAGAGTTGGAATCTGTCTAATGTATTCAATTTCAAGGTTTGCACCGTCATACCAGAATACACCGAAAATACAATCATCATTATCATCGTTAACACCAACAAAGAAGAATCTGTCATCAGATATCCACTGAATCTGATTAATCATCTCTGAATCATCAGCAGATGCAATCTTTCTCTTCTCTACAAGGTCACCGTCCAGATTACACTGGATGATCCACATATCATTAGGATCAGGTGAATTACTGTCTGTATAACCTGCAAGATAGATACGACCTTCCTGGTCTAGTGCTAGAGAAGTGATCCAATCTCTTCTTGTGCTACCACTGATACCAGCAATTGCTTTCTGCCATAGTAAGATACCATCAGGAGCATTAGCATTATTGAATCCAGATTCATACTTACCTAACCAAATGTCAGGGTTGTAGTTAGGATTATTAGGATCGTATGTTTGACCAACGATATAGATGATGTCATTCTCTGCTGAAGCATCGATATGCATCTTAATAAATTCTGCCTTCTTAGTACCTGAGTTAAGAGGTAGTAAGTTTCTCTCCCAAACTTTCTGGCCTAGGTCATCAAATTTGACGATAATTCCTGCTTGGTCACCGTCTGTCTCAAGGATGCTACCACAAATATAAGTGTAACGCTCTATAGTCGTTACCATGTCATGTATGGTAATGATACCAGATGCCTCAAGATACTCTGTAATCCAATAGCGAGTCTTCTTGTATTGCTGAGGATGTGATACCCTTATCTGAGGAGGATCATTAGAATCGTATCCATTACCAGAGTTAATGATATTAACTTTATTAATCTGTCCAGTATTCTCAAGTACCAACTGAAGTGAAGCATCCTGACCAGCAGGTGTTATTAATTCAAATGTTGGTGGGATATCATTGTTATATCCAGTACCTGCTTGAGTAACTGAAATACTCTCAACACCTGTTACCACCTTAACCTTAAAGGTCTTCTGGGTATTATCGATAACAGGACGTGAGTTTATAATTATCTCATCTTGTTGTCTTAATTCATGTCCTATATCTGTAGTAATAACACCATAAGGACGGTCACCAATGATTTCCTTCTGGTAACCAATAATATTCTGTCCTTTAACAGATTCAATAATAGCAGATGCACCGAATCCACCAGTACCTTCATTATCGAAGAATATAGTGTCATCTACCTGATATGATTCACCTGGGTTCTCAATAACGAATCCATCAATCTGTGCATTCTCAAACTGAGTAGTTGTTTCTACTTCAATATCAACTCTAGACTCAGCAGATACTCTTGGGAAGTAATCATAGATCTGTAGAGTTGCCTCTTCAGACATCTCTAGTAATTCTTGTTGCTCATTAGCATCAATCAGACCGTCATTGTTACTATCCTGAATTTCAAAGATAATAGGATATCCTTCTATCTCAGTAGTGAATATATCAGCAGTCTGGTTTGGTTGACGATCAATATCAATATCAACATCAGTATATGGATCTCTATAACGGACAACACCATCAGGGATATTCTCTTGTGTTGCTGCCTGAGTAAAGTTCCAAGCATCAGGAAGTGAGTTAAACTGTGGTCCTAGAATATAAGGGAATTGTGCAAGACCTGCATCACTAGCATCAATAGTAATGAAGTATGCATATGTACCACCAGGATACTCAGGTGTCTTACAGAAACGACCATTATACTGGTCTAAGTCACCAGACTGGAAGTCATAGAAATAATCATCTACAAATGTACCAGCAGGGTACGTTGAAATAGGAGGACCATCTATTCTTGAAGGATCAGGGTTGGTTACTTCATCATATACAACGTTTTCTTTTTGTTTGTATGACGTACGCATCCTTCTGATACCACTATTCTGATCAGTAGGATCAATATATCCATAAGGACCATAAATTGGGTTACCATCAAACGCCCAACCAATAACAGGTGAGTGCTCGAAGTTAGATGCTAATTCTTGGAATTGCTGAGTGACAGGGTTTAAGAATACGTTATCACCAACAACATATCTTAATTCTTTAGGATCTGATAGGTGAGCATATTCACCACCAAACTGGTTGTTATATCCAGTGAATACATAACCTCTTGCGAAGTCATATTTGTTACTCTCTACTCCTAATTCATATTCTAAGTTTCTATTCCACTGATAGACTGTAGGTGCAAATGACGCTAATTGACCCACTGCTTCGAGTCTAACGGTGGTCATTCCCTGTGTATACCCAATACCCTTGTTGGTAATAGTTACACCTAAAACACGTCCTTTGTCTTCTCCAATAGTTCCGATAGTTGCTTGTGCAATAGCACCAAATCCATCACCATTGATGATTACGTTAGGTGCAGTAGTATAGGAATTACCAGAGTTAATAATAGCGATAGAAACGATTCTACCATTCAATACGATTGGTTGTGCTAGAGCATTCTCACCAGAGTTAACTTTAATTTCTGGAAGTGAAGTATAACCACTACCGAAGTTAGTAACATTAACACTTTGAATTGGACCACGGACACTAGCAGTTGCTTCTGCTCCTACTCCTCCACCACCTGTTATAGAAACACTAGGTTGTGATGTATATCCTGTACCTGGTTGCTCAACTAGAATACGAGTAACTCGACCACCAGTGATAACTGCTTGTGCAGTAGCACCAATACCACCGCCACCTACGATTGATACTAGAGGTGACTCAGTATATCCAGTACCTTCAGTTGTAACATTAAAACTATCAAGACTACCATTTACAACAACTTCTGCTGCTGCATTTGCTCCTCCACCACCTTCTATCTCTACATTAGGTTTTGCACCAGCATCATAACCTTCACCATTGTTAGTTACACTGATATTGGTTAAAGGACCATACTGTACGTAATCTCTTGACTTGTAAGACCAGATAGAAACACCATTAACCCAAGATCCGATTGGAGTACCTGGATTGATAGTTTGACGCTCTGATATAGTTTGGACTGTCCTAGGGAATCTTAATAGCTTCCTTTGGTTGCCTGGGATCAATGCTGACCCTGTAAATGGACCTATCTTGTAGTTTGGTAATCCAGATGCAGCAACATAGACATATTGGTCATTAAAGAAAGAGTTTTGGATATTAGTCGTAAATTCACTAATAACCTTGTTAATAGAGGTTACATCTGACTTACCTCTGTTAAGGTCAACCGATAATAGGATATTACCTGCTGGAATGATCTCAGTTGGTGTATTGATCCTATATGAGAATTCAAACTCGTTAATACGTGATGTAACGGTAAATGTGCCGTTATAGACAACTGGGTTTGCACCGTAGATCGTAACTTGGTCAGAAACCAATAATCCATGTGGGTTACCGCAAACTACAGTCGCAGTCTGGTTATTAACACCACCAGGAGTAATACTGGTTACTTGGATGAGTTTTTTAACATTATACAACCAAGATTGCAATCTTAGCTCTTCAGCAGTGGATCCAAGGTTTGCAACCTTCAATTTGTCTCCACCGAGGTAGTAACTACCTGTATTGTTAAGAACAGTCGTTCCTGCTTCTGCAATACCAAGAACTCTCAGTTTACACTCATTTGCAGTACCAAAGTTAGTATAGATGTAGATATCGGACTGAATTATGGTACCAGGATCCCAATCTTCAACAACTCCGTTTTTAGACCTAGTACACTCGATGAACTGGTTTAGGGACTTCTCTTTATACTGAACTTGCTCTTGATCATTGATTCTAATGGTACCATTCCTTTCGGGCCATCCTATAGTCGAGTCAACCGTGATTATCTGACCCGTAGTCGTAAGAGGCTCAACAAGACGTGTTTTGTAAGGAATAATGAAATTCCCAACCAATGTTTCTTCCGAGATAGCCAATTCATAGATTGTATCGGTACCTTCGATGATTGTGATGACATTTTCGATTAAAGCTGATGCATCCGTTACGCTAGTGTCAACAGCGTCGGCATATTGGTTAATTTGTGCGTCTAATAGGTTTACAGGGTCACCTTCTATCAATTCTGCTCTAAGAATGGTGTCTACAACCCAAGTAGCATAAGATGGACTAATAATCTCATCTTTTGGATAATAAAGGTCAACATCTTGTCCAAATAAGATTTTGAAGAGATATTGAGTCGCTAATTTAGTACCTTTTGAAACATAGAAGTCACTAATGTTTTTAATGACCTGTACAGGGTTAACTTCGCTAAAATCAATGTCAATAGTAGGCAAATACTGCCTTCTAAACTTATCAAAGACTTCCTTGATGAAAAGGGTGTCTAAATTGATAACTGTGCCACCAGCAAGGTGATTTGATTGCCTTAAAGCTGCTTCTCCAGCATATATCTCATTATGGAGGTTATCATACTCTACAGGACCAGAAACGCCTCTGGAGCACCCTAGGAAGGCACTAGGAGAGTAACCTGATCCCTTCTCAATGATATCAAAACCAGTAACTTGGTCAAAACCAACATCTACAGATGCTCTAGCAGATCTTGGATCAGCAATGTAGATTTTAGGTGGGAATTCAGCAGAATATCCAGTACCAAAGTTGGTAATGTTGATATCAGTGATTTCACCGTTGAAAATGGTGGCAGCAGCAGTAGCACCAGTACCGCCTATTAGTTCTCCGTATCCATCCTTCCTATCATCAACAATATAGACAGATGGAGCATCAGTATAACCACTACCACCTGTTAACATCTCAATATTGGTAACAGATCCAGATGCAACAGTTACATCAAGGACTTGAGCACCAATTGGGTCAATTATCTTTACTCTAGGTGGAGTTACATAACCCCTACCTCTATTAACTACTTGTACTTCGTATACTTGACCATCTTGGTTGATCTTTGTTACTGCCTGTGCATTAATGCCACCTTCAGGTGCAGGATCCATGTATACAATAGGTGGATTGCTATATCCACTACCCATTGTAAGTACTTCAATACTTCCTAGGTTAACACGACCCTCTCCATCAATAGTAGGAGCACCATTAGTCGCACCAGCAGGGTTTTTAAAGGATATTGCAGGAATGAAGTTATATCCACTACCACTATTAGTGATAGAAAGAGTTTCGACCATTCCAGTCTCATCATTGACTGTTAGTGCCAGTTCTGCAATAGTACCATTACTATCATTAGGAACAACGACTACAGGAATAGGTGGGTTGTATGAAGAATAACCCTGACCACCGTCAAGAAGGTTAACATCCTTAATACCACCAATTAATGACTTAGCAGTAGCGTTAATACCTTCCTTATGACTAATAGTAACCTTTGGGTTAAAGTCTAAACGATACTTACTACCACCAACTTTAGGAATAAGTGCTTGTATCTGACCTAGGTCGTCAACCTGAGCAATAGCCTTGGCTCCAGACCCATATGAAGGAGCAACATATTCAACAGACCTAATATGAATAAGATCTGCAGCTCCGATGGCATTCTTAAAGACAACCTTGTCTTGGAAGACTGTAAAGTCCTCATATGGTACTTGTAACTTGCCATTTTTGTTAATTATTAATCCTATCTCAGAAGTTGGAGTATATGAAACTCCATCAATTCTTAATGGGTATATTTTTGTATTCTGCCACTCTTGCCAAGGTATAGTATCTGCAACTTTGATCTCTTGATCAGCATAACCAACCAAATATGTAACTCTAGTAAATTCTGAATCATCTCCACCAGTTCTGTCACGAGGTGGTTCGTTAAAGACAAGATTTAGACCATTAATACTATAATCAGTGCCAGGCACTAACATAGTGTTGTACGTAATGATAACAAGGTGCTCTGCACTAGGAGGTGCTACAGGAGTACCCAAGAAACTCATTGGGAAGACAGTTTCAACACCATCGAACAGTGGAAATGGGTTTTCTAACTGTTGCTTCTTCTTATTAAACTGTGGAAACGAAATACCTGGAGTAATGATGACATCAGGACCACGAGTTACATCCTCGTAGTAGATGACTTCATTATCGATCATTATAGATCCATTTTGAGCCTGGAATCCATCAATAGACTCAATTTCGATCTTAGGATCGCTTACACCAATATCCTTAAGTAAACTTGTTGAACTAGATAACTCTTCCGACGTATAGTTGTCAAGATCTAGGTACCTTAACAGATTGTTAAGGATATCATAAGGTCTACCAGTTTTCTCCTGAGATTTATAATACTCAAACAGGAAGTTGACAAGTTGTCTGTCTTCTTGCCGAATAAAATCAGGTAACTGACTCTCGACTCTATCAGAGACGTTGATATTCTTTGTTATCGGTGACATCTATTTAGAAACAGGATTCGCTAACAGGATACGTGAATGTATCAGTTGGATAGTCAATGATATTTAGCCCACCAAGATCACCGAAATTATAACCATTGAAATTGTTAGGATCAAAGGCTGGGATTGCGGTATCATTGATTGTATAGTCAATTGGATTAACTGTTGGGCTAAAGACCGTAGGATCATCGCCAGGTGGGATCAAGATAGATCCACCAGCAGGTAATACTTGGATTGGAAGTCTTTCAGTGTTGTCTGGAGTGCCTTGGATCGCAATTGGTCCAACACAAACTTGTCCAGTCGCATAATTTACACTTCCTACAGAAGGATTGAGGACTAATTCAGTTTCATCTCTTGTAGTGACTAGAATTAGGTTTCCTGTACCATCATCTCGGATGTTTACTGGTACTAAGACCTCATTTAGCACATTTGTTGATATACCACTAGATGTTACACCAGCATCAGTCGATCCATCACTTAGAGTGAGGTTAACTAGGTCTTCTGTGTAACCAGTAGCATAGAATGTACCAGATTTGGCAACTGAGAAGGATGGTTTACAGGAAACGCCTGTATTATCACCAGTACCTCCATCTGGATTGCCAGAATACTTACTAGGGTCGTAAAGTGGGTTACCAAAATCAAGACACTGGGTGAATACGTTCCCAAATGTGAATTTATCAAGGTTTTTACCCAAGGTCATCTGTGTTACGTTACCAGATATGGCAGTATCACTGTTATCGACCATCGATCCAAATTTAGATCCGTCCAAACGACCACCGAATCTATTGTTTTGACCATTTTTGTTAAATTGGTCAATTGCTTGTAAAATCTTAGTACCAAGTTGTGCTCCAGTAAGTGCAGTATCGTTTCCGTTGTAGTAAACGTAAGATTTTGGAATAATGTAGAAACTTGTTGGGTCAATGATGACTGGTTCAACAGAAGCAACCGAATATTTCTTTAAATCGTTTTTGATCTTCTGTTTTGTAGTCGCATTTAACTTATTTCCTGTTTTTGGTCTAATTGCAACATAGACTTTTCCATAAACAGGTGGATTTAACTTTTCACCACCATATGCAGTCACAGATGCTGCCTGTGGATAGATCTCTGAGACAATATGCTCATAATCTGTCTCTGTGACTGCCCTGTTTTGGGTTGCATACGCTCTAGGTGCTCTAAACTTGACTGAAAGACCTGTTTCACGGTCTTCACCGTCTTGAGCAGCGTCTTTTGTAGTAACTTGTAACGCAGCAGGTGGTATTACCCTTCCATCAGAGTCAACTATGTTACCAATGTAGTCAAAATTCTTACATCCGTTAGCTTCAACACCATTTGTGCTTACATAAGTGATAGTAAGGTATTCACCATCGACTAATTTACGTCCAATTGACCCATCACCGAAGACTAGACGATATCTAAGGTCATCTGTCTCTTCCAAATAGTAAATTCTGGTGTTAGCATCAGCAGCAGTGACGTTTGCAGCAAGATTATAGGTGTCAGTTTCAGAAGATTGAGCATTTGGAGAGATATCTACCACCAAAAGACTCGTATCTACGTTTTCACCAGGTATAACGAAGTCTTGACGTGTAGTATAGTCAACTGTATAGTTGTATCTTAGTAAATTACCTTGATATACAAGCACATTATCGAAATTTGCTATACCAGTAGCACTATCAACAGCAACTTGGATGTCTTGAGTCAGTGTAAAGGTGAAATTATCGTTATCATTGTTAGCAACAAAGACATCACCCTTCCTTAAAGTAGCAAATTCTGGATAAGTGGTACCATTTAGACCAATTGTAGTCTGTGCAGCGATTGCTAGACACGCCCTAGATGCTTTAATAGACCTTGGAGTGTAATTTAACTGCTTTGCTATCCTTACAATGTTGTCTCTAACAGTCGCTGTCTCAAGAAACGCCTCATTTAACGCCATGTTAGCGTTGAATGCAGTATAATATGTGTTATAAGCAAGTACGTCAATCAAATATGATGATGTAGATCCCTCAAAATCATAGTCCGTGAACTCTTTTCGAGTACGAAGGTACGATTTGATAGATTCTTTGATCTCAAAGAAGTCTAACGACGTTAATTGTGAAGGAATTGCTGACATTTTATGCTCTCTCTAGGAGAAAATCTACTGACTGTTGGACTTCCTGTCCTACTATGGTATACTCTATGGCAACTTGGATAGAATTAATGTCCGAATCATCTCTTAAATCTATTGAAGTTACCTCAATACGAGGTTCAAGTCTTTGAAGACAGTTATAAATTTCACCTTTCATGGAATCAACACTAAATGGATCCCATGGTTCAAATAATAGCTCTCTAACACGAGATCCTATCTCATCTTGAAAAGGTCTCTCACCATACATGGTGCAAATTAGGTTACGTACAGACTGTTTAATCGCATTTTCATTTCTAACCACGCCAAAATCGCCAGTAGAGGGATTGGAGTTAAGCGAAATCGCCAAATCCTTGAATCCTCTACTGACGTACTTCTCAGATCTGAATCTGTAGCTTGCCATTCTTGTCCTAATTTGAGATATTTATCTCAATAAACCCTATTATCTTTTATTTATAGGGTTTCCCGACTATTTTCCTTGACCCCTGTATCTTTTCCTTCTTGAATTACGAGAAGTAGCACTCAATTTAGTGTTTTTTGAGTTTCCTTGCCTCGTTTTCTTCGCTGGAGGAGATTGATAGTCACCGTTGGTGGTGTATAATGCCATTTTTATTGGATAAACTACTATGATGATAGCACAGTTGCATGCCCCCATGCAACCACAGATGAACAAGGGTAACTAAACCCTGGCATTCCGACTCCTAGAGGGTCTAGGATACGTGCAATAGGTAATTTCAAAGCATATACGGTTAAAGTCGTTGCCATAACAATTCTTATATGTCCGATACCTCCTGAATCCTCAATTGTAAGGGTGCTACAAGGGATTGGAGTGGGCGTTGGACACATCGCCTTACCACAAGGACACATGTAAACAATTATATTAGTACATGCTGCTATATGTGGTGTGAAGGTATCTCCCAAAAGCATGATGGGGATACGATTTACCAGCACAGTTGCCCTTAAAGGGGTAACTGGGAAGATAGGTATCATCGGTGTAGGAGGCCACCAACAGGTAAACTCCTTAATTACAATAGAATATGGTATCGGTGGACTACCACAAGACTGTACAGAGTGAATTGTAGACGGTAAACATAGTCCATGACCACTACAAGGTAGTCCATTCAATGATGCAACTGGTTTTAGAAACCCAAATGCCATTATTGTATACCTCTCTCCTTCTCATTTACTTCAGTTCCAGCAGTCCATGACTGATCCTGACTACATTCATCGAAATATGGGTTACCATAATTGCTGATTGCTCTATCTAGAGCCATAATACCACCTGTCAAATAGTTTCTAACAGTCATAACACCGTTATATGCACCTAAGTGCATCACTTTACCATCCTTTGTAACACGCATCCTCTTAGGATTTATAGCAATAGAGGCATCCATACACTTATCAAGTGCTGCACAAGAGTCATATAGCTCTGGTGTATTACAATAAGTGTTACCTGATAGAGGATTCCCCGCATTATCATAGCCGCAATAGACTTGCAAAGGTCCATCACTTGCCGTCACACCACGCACGTAGGTGTCCCAACACTCATTCGGGGGTACTCCATTGGTACAACTAGCAACTGTTAGAGCAGTATAGTCAACAGAGTGCGGTGTACCTGCTGGATCCCCTTCTGTAGGGTGACCCAACCATGTCTGCACTGCTGCACTACTGGTAATATTCTGACCAGCCCACATTTGTAATTGTTCCAATTCTGTGTAACTAGATCTATTGTAGTCATAGGTATTCTCATCTAACCCCACTGGTACAAATACAATGTCTGCACTGTTACCAGGGTCACGGTAACATCTACCTTGAATAGATCCACGTCGGCAATTCCATGTCCTCTTACCAGCATTACCAGGAGGATCTCTCTTTGCCTGTAGGAAAGGTACTGGCATATTCTCTAGGTAGTCCATAAATGCCTGACCCTGACTACCAATAGTCTTTCCTTCTACTTCTAGTGATACTCTAAAGGTTGCTTCTTTCTGCTGTGACGCACAATACTTAAATGGTAACCACCCAAATGCCTTCTGATCCTCAGCATCTTCTTTAAAGTCCTCCTTAACATTACCTACATCTAGGTATGCACACGGCATATCAAACCAACGTTGTATATTGTATAGTCTAGGTTGCGCTACCTCGATACACTTGTCCTTACCAAACGGACCATATAAGTGTGACATGTTATCACCATAGTCATCTGTCCGACTAGCACCATCATAAGCATACGGCATAACCTCCTTTTCAAACGCTGCTATACCAGGTGATAAAGATCCAACCAAAGAGAATGCTTCTTCATCTGGTATAGCATCACTAATGAATCCTTTAGCGTCAATATCAATACAGTTTGCTGGTAGGTTAAAGCACAACTTAGTTACGTCATCATCTATACCGTCATTCGCTGCACGGATGTAACTATCAGGTACCTCTACGTACACATTTTGCGGAGAGTTAACCCCCTTTGACGGAAGACCCATAGATGATTCAATGTATCCCATTGTCTCTGGATCAAAATTTGAGGAGATAGTCTGTATATCAGAATCTTCAAACTCATGATTCCACGCTTCTCCTAACATCTTGGAAGTCTCATTGATACTAGCTCCATTAGCATCAGGAGAGTTGTACTCAATATGCTCAGGCTCTACAATCTTAACTACTGGTACGTTTGCTTGGTTATATCCTGCACCACCATCTATGACACGGATAACCTTAATCACACCATAGGGATCTAACTCTGCTATCTCTACCTTTGCCTGACGTAATTCAAATTTCTCTTTATTCTTATCTTGCGGTTGTTCTATGATACCACTGTGTGTACCAAACGCTTTAACCGCAGTCCTAAGATCCTTACGGGTCATACTAGAACTAACGGGTGTACCCAAAGACTCAGACCAATCATCGGAGTTATTAATACTATCCTCCATTGCTTTAGCAGTGTCAGTAGCGGAATAGTTATCCATCTCACGAGGATTCATAACATGTATCTGAGGATCAGAGTAACCTCTTCCCCCATTAATAACTACTACCTGCACAACTTGTCCTAGATCATCTACTACTGCCTCTAACTCTGCCTCATCTAGTGTGCGATGTGGTATCAATGCTTTAGGGTTAACCTGCACTTTCCAATAAGATATCTTTTTAGGGAATTCATATACACCACAGAATGCTGCTTTATTAGGTATACCGTATCCTGATAGTATCTCTGCTACTCCACCGTCACTGGATTCGTGCAACTCCTGGTAAGTAAACGGAGTAGGATCCACAGTCCTATTAATATTCTTAACTCTAGTCTCTAAAGTGTAAGTACCTGGTCCTAATGTCATAGGGAATGTCTCTTGTCCCATACCACTAACGTACGTTATCTCCCTATCTACGAGCACTGTGCTACCAGAATCCGTAATCTTCATGTACCCATAGTTATCAGACTCTATTCTTAACTCATAATCACCCGCAGTAGGTATAGTGAATGACGCAGTATGCACTTGCCATACACCAATAAGAGGATCTACTACGTCATCAGCAGGTTTCTGAGGGTATATTCCGTATGACTTCATGTGTGCTGACCACGGCACTGACTGATTAGTAGGGTTACCTATCTCAACCCATGACCCTTTCTGTGCATTTGAGTTAGTTACCTCTGTACCACCTGTGCTAGTAATGCGCCATGCCATACAAGCAGGGTTAACGTACCACTTATTATCATTGGTGTTATCCCATGTAAGCTCCATTATACCGCACTTAAGCTCATCACCAAAGTAGTATACAGAAACTATGTCCCATCCATTAATCTTATCTCCCCTATTAAAGTCACCACCTCGTGTCTGATAGCGGAATAGTATAGTAGTTGCCTCAGTATCTACACACCAGAATGATTCATTAACACCAACTGAGCTCTGGTCATGTAGGGATAGTTTAGTCTTAGTAGTCTCCCATGAGTCTTGTTGTATCTCATAGAAATGAGAATGATATGTCCATACAGGAGCACATTGAGGACATCCTTCAGGGTCAGTAGTATTAGGACAGCACTTAGCATTACTAATGATATACTGTGAAGAGAATATAGGACCATTCCAAGGATAGGTAGTATCATAAAGGTAAAAATAGAACTGAGACTCATATGAATCCTCAAACCCAAGGAAACGTGGTACAGCACCCTTTACGGCACCACTCAGACCGTAACTCCACTCGAAGAAGGCATCATTAGATAATGCTTCTACATTGTCTGGGTTACCCCAACCATTAACAGATGGTGGTCCTTCTGTATTAGCACCGCTAGAATCTCTACCCTGACGATACATGAACTCAGACCAACCTGTCTCAGATTCATCATAATCCTGTTGAGCATCATCTGAATAGTCATACCAACCAGACTTATTAATACATTGACCAGTTGGACCTATCTTACCAATGTCTACTATAAGGTCTGTAGGACAGTCTAGAGCACGTGTCTTGAATGCCCACCCTATGATTCCAAGGTAACTGTATTCTTTCTGTCCACTATCTGCTGGAGCAATAGGACTATTATCAGCTAAGTTAACTTCACTAGCTGGATCTGTAGTATAGAAATGATCTGGATCTGGGTGAAGATACTCATAGATTGCTACAGGGGTCTCTGTGCCTGTGCACATCGCCTGTGCGTCTGCTTCTGTAGTATAAACGTACCCAAGTGTATCCACTAATGCATACTTGTTTCTTCCACAACCTACTCCATTTAATCCAGTAGGAACATTTGTCCCTGAACAAAGCTGGGTATCGTCGGGCCAATAGGAATAATATGCCTTAAGTGGTACTGTATTAGGTGCCTGTGCTGTCATAACGTAGAACACAGGTTTACCTGATCTAGGCTCAGGGTTATATGCCCTTGCTGCCTTAGACCAGGATTCATTCTCACATCCTAGATCTTTCTTCTGTAATCTTTCTGTGCGAGTATATTTGTGGTCGTCTTTTGCTCCTCTATAGAAACGGTAGATCGGTTGTCTCTCGTTTCCTCCATTAGTTACATTAGTAGGATCATCATCACCGATATAGTGTACAAGATCCTTACCCATAGGCATTGTACCAGGACCACCACCTTCAAAGGTAATAGTATAGTCTTGTCCACTACCTACGCCAGGATAATCCGAACAGGTGTCATACTCGCCACTCTGGGGGCGTTTAAATACTCTATTAAAATCTCCACCTTTAATCGGATTGGGGAAGCTCCTCCCTGTCTCCTGTATGTACGCTGCCATCTAATTTATCGATACGCTCCGTTAAAGTATTTAGCTGCTCTCTCAGGGATACTGATGTCTCTAACCGATCTTCCAAATGATCTAGACGGTCAAACAAATTATCGAATAATACCAATAGATTAGAGTAATCCGATTGCCCAGGGATCTTATACTTGATCATGTCAGGACCTGGGGGCGGTATTTTTTGTAATGCTTCTTCTATCTTATTACATCTGTCATTGAGGTTTTTGATTGCCTCAGATAGATTTTTGAATGCCCACGCCAGAAATTCTCCATCACTCTCAAACTTTGGTACTTGAGGGGTTACAGTTTCACTTAAACCATGTACAAATTGATTCGCCATTTTTTCAACGCTAATTTTTTATCATGTTGATAATATTAATAATAACCAATATGGTTAACATTATCTGATTGTATCTCATTCTTCAAGAATCTTCCAAAGGATTACAGACCCATCGGTCTCTTCTTCATATTCTAGCATATCATCTCTCAACCAACCTAATTCATCTAATAGGTCTTGAGGGATCTTTATGAAGGCATCTCCCTCATAATCCTCCTCGATCTGTAAGGTATATCTCTTACTCATGTCATATACTAATTGGTATCTGACTTATGTAGTGTTTTCCCTAACTACACCTACACAACTGTGCTGATATAGGTATGCATTCTTATTAAGCAAGTCTACTATATTCGATGGTTGCTGCCAGACCTGATGAAGTATAAACCCATCACCAAGATAAACTGCACCGTGGTTGGGAGCACGATCCTCCATCTTCGCTGAGTAACCACCTCCCAACTCGGTTGTGTAAATCTTATAAAGAAGGAGATCATTCTTCTGTATTAGATTAAAGTCTAGATCCTCTCCCCATACTGGTTTGGTTATCCACAACCCATTCTCCTCTGCCACTGCCTCATCTTTGAAACTTGTATATAATCCTCTGAAACTTTTTAACTCCCTCCCCAACTCACGCTTTGCGTACAGTTGAATGACCTCGTAGCACCCAGGATACCTTCTACCAGGCCATGGGCGACCAACGAGGTCTGCGAATTCTTCTTCTAATGCTTTCTTCTTAAGTTGTCTCTCGTTTAACATGCGACCCTACTGGAGGAATTTTTATACCCTGAAATTTTTTTCACACACTAGGATACTGTTGTAGGTTAGTGATAGGGATGTTTTTAAATACGTGCACTAAGTGTTAATAACTGTGCACGTACTATGTAATACTATCTATCCCCTAATACTACCTCATAACATATACCCTCAGCGATGTAATAATCACATAGTTGTTGATACTGTAGCAACTCATTGTGTAGGTCACAATCTATTAAGAACTGTGCCATCTCTATTTGTTTATCAGGGGGTAATACTCCTGCGTCGTAAGCATCACATAAGAGTTGCAATTTGGTTGGGATTGTTGTCATTAATTGGATGAGTAATTGGTTGCGTCGAGTAATGCTAACTTCTCAGATTTAAACGGTCCATACTTACTACAATTGGGGTAATTATACGCCCAAAAGTATCTCCTACCCTTTTCCCATAGTTTAACATCTACAGGGGGATTAGTGCTAATTGTTGTTACTTTAGGCATGGCAATAAGGGGCAAAAAAGTGTTAGGCGGAAGGGGGCAAATCAGTGCGGGGTTTGTTATACTTTTCCACAGTACTTGTGGAATCATTAACATTTTCTCGCTTGTACTTTGTCCGTGATTGTTGTCTCTTTTCTCTCAAAGATTTGGGTCTATTTGATGAATAGAGGTCATTACGTTTGTGTGTCCTACCCATGGGGATTGTGCTTACATTGTTAATAATAACCGAAAACGATTGCAATGTCAAGGGTTATACTGAGATTGACATAATCCTTAGCAATTGTTGACAAAAAAATCTCGCTATGTTACGCTCTAAGATAACACTAACTAGAGTCCATATTACACGAAGTAAATAACACGTACCTATGTTTATTAATACATTTAATTAATACACTGTTTTCCACAAGTATGTCTGTTAAATGTGGAAAACTACTTGTTAATCGTGTTTGCATTGTTGTTAATTAGGTTGGAGTATTTAGTGTATTAAGTGTTATTATCTAATGTATAAGTATCCTCCCGCCCAATCACATCTTTCAAATACAATCTCTGGGTTAGTTAATAAATTGTATCGGACGATTGCAGCAGGTTTATTCCAACTTGCTGCCTTATATACGTCTCCATTCTTTACATCTACAAAGCAATGTACTGAATTGTTAGTAATAACTTTCCAATACTTTCTTCCCTTGTTAATTGTTACTTCTAATTCAGAATTGTAACCTCTACGATTATAGTTTTTAATGAGAGATTCACGTAGTTTGTATACATTTTCCTCTACAGTTTGTGCATCGTTAATGTTGTTAACTAGGGTTGATAATTGGGGCATTTGTTGTTAATTAGTGAAGAATGAGTTAATGTTAATTAGTGATATGAATTAAGCACCTTTGATGTTAAGTGATCCAGCATAATTGAGTTTGTTGAATATACATGATTGATGAATATTAAAGAGCAAATCATAATTAACTCCCTCCCAATCTGTCCACTCTGATACATAATCAGCAGCATCAAAATCTCCTGTATTATCAACATTTAGTGGGCATGATTTGAAATCATTGTTATCATCAACCCAGAAGATTCTTCCAAAAGCATCACTTGAATACATGAAATTGTCCTCCTTAATAGTTGTTTAGTGTGCGGTAGGGTTTGTAATAACAACCCGATGATTTCATAAAGTTATGAAATTGAGGAAGATTATCAAGGTTATCTGTTACTTGATAATCATGTTTTGTGCGATAGTTACCACTTTGCTCAACAAATTGATCGATGGTAAGTATCATTTTTCTCATCGTATTACCCATGAATGTTAATACTTTGAGTTTGTGGTCAGTTGATACTGTGCCGTCCCAATCCTTAACAGGATAGAAATCAACGACCATATTTCCGTCTTTGGATGTTAGTTGCATAGGTCTGATTTC